TCTCTGTCTTGCATGATATGCCGAGCAAGACATCGACCAATCCTACCAAAACCGTTTATACCAACTCTCATGTTTTACTCATTTTTAATTTAAACATCTTGTAACCAATCCTTTATAAGTCCAAAAAAGCTTGTAATAAAATATATTAAAATATGAGCAAAAAATACTCCAGCAAGCACTTCATAGCCTAACTTATACATATTATACGTAGACGCAAAATACATAACAGCCACTAATAATCTTAACGTATATACTTCTTTAGGTGGTATTTGTATCTTGCTGGTTGCTGATCTAGAAAAAAGAGATGCTGCACCAACTGTTTGGAGAAACACAAGCCAACAAGCCATACCCATGACTATATATGTAGGCCATATAATACTTTGGTCGGAAAGCACTAAAGCACTTGCTTGTATTAATGCGTTTCCAATTGCCAGCTTATGATTTCTTGAAAACATTAATACATTCCGCCTGGAATAAAATGCATATCAACAAGGATAAGGAGTAGGCCAAGCCATACTCCCCAAAAGATTACCTTCTTAGTATCCATTATGCAGCCTCTGCCATTTCTACCGCAAGGTTAAGAGCATCAACTTTACGTTTTGCATTTGCACCAAACCATGCTGAATTCATACGGCTATCAGTTGAACGACCAAGTTCATGGTCAGCCATATAAGTAACTGCATTGAACATTTGCCAAAACGAACCTTTTCTGAACTCAGCTCCAGGTTGAGTTTCTACAACTTGAACTGCACGTTCTGCTGTAGGTGAAAGAGTCTTACCTTCTTTTGTAGACTCACCAAAGATATTGCCAAAATACTTTTCAAGATCTTTTTGACCGTATTGCTTTGAACCAAGAAACTCGGCAGCTTCTTTGAATGTTTCAACTTTGCGGTGTGACAAACCAAGCAATTCTTTTACACGATCTGCGTCAAAAACAGAACGGTGATTTACACGAACTGCGGGCTGACCTGACTCAGCAAGAGCAACAGTAAGGGTGTTGTTGCATACAACACGTTCCATTACGAACTTAACGTCAATTGCTTTACCGTATTGATGAGGGTTTGAAAATAGAAGATAACCTTTTACTTCATCACCGCCAAACAGCGAGAAGCTATCTTGAACATCAGCTAATGCCCAAACAATACGACCGTCATTTAGTGAACCGGCGGTATCCATAATCATATCGCCTTTAGATACGAAATCAGCAAAGAATTCAAAAGCCTCTGCATTTTGAACTGGGTTCCAACCTGGACCAACTTGAGTTAAGATTTTACCGTCAGAAGAACGAACCAATGCTTGTTGACCTGTCGCAATATTATCGCCTTTATAACGAATAAATGTATCAACTTTTTCAACCGACCAATCAAGACCAGCTGCAACCATCATTTCTTGTGGAGTCATATCGTCTTCAACAGGAACTCCTAGTCCATGCCAAGGTAGACCTTGACTTTTACGGTATGCCATTTGAGCTTCACCGTTAATCATTTCTAATTGATGTGCCATGATATATTTTCCTTTTCATTTTGTATATAATTAATATATACTGATTCCATTATAATGTCAATTGTTTTATGATATGAATCCGTTTTCACGAGCCCATTCTTTCCAAGATTCAGACATTACATAACCAAGACTGTCTTCAACGAATTGCTCACCACAATCAAAGTAAAACGCTTCAACCAATTTTTCACGAGGAGCAGTATCCATGTGAGAAACAAATTCTGACAAGCCTTCGCAATCTGAGTTGCGGAAAAAAGTAACAGCTTTTTTCAGATCTTTAAGATCTTCCATGTACATATCAGACAAGCGTTTAGAACTTTGAGCGTAGCTGAATGTTTGATCCATTAGCTTTTTAACTGCGTTTAGAGGAGTTTCTAACCAAAATTTTTCAGTCTCATAGATCATTTACTTTTTCCTTTTCATTTGTTATATTAATAATATAACTGATTCTATATAGAATGTCAATAGTTGTTTTCATAATGTTGGTCAAAAGTTCCATAAAGTCTAAGCTTTACGTTACGAATATGACTACAAGGTTTACGAGGATTCTTTTTACAAGAACAACTAAAACCTTCGTTATGCATTGTCACGGTACCTTTAGAATAAATCCATTCAGTACCTACAGCCCAATGATCTTGAGTATTAATATATGATGCAGGAAAAATCACGCGGCTTCTACTATATCTTGTTGTGCTTGAATGATCATTTGCATTTCAATACGCTCAGCATTTTCTTCCTGTATTTCAGCCACAAACAAAACTTCTTCTTTCAGACGCTGAAGATCGTATCCAAATGTATCAGCACGGCGAAGAAGATTACGGAGTTGTTTAGCGAATTCATATTGTTCAATCATGGTATAGTCCTTTTCATTTGATATAACTATACTATCTGATTCGCAAGTGAATGTCAATAGAAAACTAGTGAATTGTTTCGTTTGCCATTGGTATTGCATTTACCATTGTATAAGTATGTTTTCCGTATCCGCTTTTAATAAGATCAATTGCATGCACATACTTTTCGTCAGAATTTATTTCTATTATTTCAAAGTCGCTGATTTTTGCACCCATAATATCTGTTATAAATTTTTTTGCTAATTTTTTTGTATCAAAGCTATATGCTCTTGGTAAGCCAAAAATATCATTCTTAGCCCATATTCCATAATTATTAATTATTCCTAGAAAAAAACCAAGATTTTTTTCAATGATTAAGTACCTCATCGCCTTCCTCAATAAAAAGGTTAAAATGTATATCGGCGACTATACTAACTATGCGGTGAATATGATTAGCGGTTTTTGTTGGATACCCATTCACTTTTATAATAGGAGCAGCTCTGTCCCATTGCTCCATATCAAAACAGTGACATCCAAGAAAAATATGGTTATCTGTAATAATTACCGGATGGTCAAAACCAAGAACAACTTTTGGTGGAATTGAAACCTTTGCAGCACCAAAAAGAACTGTATCATATTTTAATTCCGCAGTACCACTTACTTCTACTTCGTCTTCTAATATTACTTTACCTGATATATGAGCATTTCCTAATACTCTCGTGTTACCAAGTATCTTGCATTTTTCTACTACCATTGCATTTCCGCCGACCTGTGCGGTAGGTGCAATTATACACGTGTCATCCACATGCGCAGTATTAGCAACAATCCCACCGCCATTTTTATGACGATGGGAAAGAACTAATCCGTTTCCATCTTTAAAATCGTGTAAGAATTGTTCTGTCAAGCAGCTATTCCTTTATATCCTTCCCACCAATATGGAGCTTCACGACCTTTTTCCCATTTTGCAAAATGCTTTGCTGCATGATAATATTTACGATATGCTGCAACAGGATCGCCAGGAACTTTGCACTCTGGGTAATGGTTCATTGCTTGTGGAAACTCTGTTAGACCGATGTTAGGTATGCCATGAGGAGGATTCCGTAGTACTTCTTTTAACTTAACGACAGTCATATGTGGCTTTTTATACCGCATTAAAAACTCGTCTGCGAGCCCAATAAAGTGGTTATAATGCCAAATATAATTGTCTTCAGATTCCATAGTCCAAACAGTACAAGGATGATTGTGATGTACTGCTTTATACAGAAAAGTTTCAAGATTAGGATTCTCATGAACCCAATAATTAATCATACGTTTACCTGATTTGGATGGTCGCTTTTCAACATAACCATTCAGCATGCGATGTGCTGTAGATAGCATCTGTGCTGACTCAACAATCATCTTACTACAATGTTTATCACAGACCATTTGAGCTGCTTCATACGGCTCTTCTGATAGTACAAATATATTCATACATACATTCCTTTTTTACTAATATATATAATCTATCTGATTCTATGCAAAATGTCAATTAATTTCCATTTATCTGGCGATATTTTTTTCGCACTGATAAAAAATGTGGCAAATAATCATACGTTGGTATTTTAAATACCTGAGGTTCGGAACCATCCACAGTAATAAGAATTACGCCCTGTTTAATAGGTATCCCAGTTCTTTCATAAAACGCCGCTGCATAAAACGACGCTTGAATAAAATAATTTGTAATCCATTCTTCTTTCTTTGGTTTACGAGACGTCTTAAAATCAACAATAGACAATTCTCCATCAAACTCTGCAATACAGTCTACCTGTCCTGCACATTCAAGTTTGTCACTATATAAGAATTCTTCTTGAAACCATATATTATCTAAACGTTCATCTAAGATATTTTTTAAATCATTAAACGAAGCAAGATTGGCAGGCATTACACCTTTGCTCCAATCTTTTACATTATCAAGATAATCTTCTGCAAGTTTGTGAACCGCGGTTCCTCGAGTCGCGGCTTGTTGTGAGATACGATTTGCTTCTTCCTCACCTACTCTTTTTCTCCATGCAAGTATGCCTTCTTTATTTAAAATAGATAAAACAGTTGTAATTGATGGATATGCATTTCCTTCCGGCGTAAAATATCTACGACCGCTTTCAGTATCTTTGCGTGAGATTTTTGGGAGCACTACGCCATGCTCTACATGATTAAACATAATATATATTAACCGCCAATTGTTACTTTATCTGATCCTGATGTAATTTCCCCATCGTCACAGTCATCGCCTTTTCTTGCCGCGGCAATGCCTCCGATGGTAACTTTACTTGATCCTTCGTTTATAGGTGCAGTATGAGGAGCACAAGGAGGGTCTGGTGGAAAGGCGTGAGAGACTGTTTTATCACCAACTACAAGCGCATTTGCGCCTTCAATATTTACATTATGATCCGCCGCAGCAAGAGTTGTAGTTGCTGCGCATCCATGTCCTGTGTCAACAGAATCTCCAACTCTTGCTGCTTCTGGCATTAGGCCACCTCTAATAATTGTTCCTTTGCCATTATATATTCTTTTACTAAACCTGAGCGTACGATATCATCCACGGTAAAGTTAATTACATCAAAGGATGGGATTGCTCTTAATACTTTAATAAAATCACATAGACCAGAAATGTCTGCCTTATTTCGTGATTGTTGTAGATCGTCTTGCTTTGTATCACCACAGAAGATAATCTTTGACGATTCTCCTACTCGTGTGATAATACTATCAAGTTCATGGTACGTCATAGATTGGCATTCGTCAACAATAATTATTGAATTATCAAATGTTAATCCACGGACGAAAGAAGAACTCATAAATGTGAGCATTCCTTTTGATTTAAGAACTTGATAAGCGTCTCCTCTGCTAAATAAATCGTTAACAATGTCGATATATGGTTGCTCAAATACCGCTTCTTTTTGTGTCTTTGACCCGGGCATAAAGCCCTGCTCTCGCGTCTGAACTGCAGATCTAATTATGACGACCTTTTCATACTCTCCTTTCTGTAGTACATCATTAAGTGCTAGATACGTAGCACACATTGTTTTACCTGTACCTGCTGTTCCGATGGCCGCGAGATTATATCCTTCGTAATAAGATTCAAACATATCAGATTGAGCTGGCGTTAAAGGTAATATCTTTCGCATTGAAAACTTTTGGTTTAAAATGCTAACCATATGATTAATTTCTCTTTGTTGTCTGAGTCTTTCTTTACGGGATAATCTACGCTGTTTTTGTGCCATGAAACCTCCTATGACTCCTAACGGAGTTAGAAGTCGTTTATTGTGTTATGTTTATGAACTTTTGCTTTTTTCAACACATCACGAAAATTATCATCGGGTCTACGAATACCGATGCGCACCGAGTCAACTACTCCCGGAAATTTTTTAAACGTTTGTTTTATATGAGGGTTATTTAATAGGTATGTCTCACGTTCGGACATACTCATTGTTTTGTCAAATTGTTCATTTGTTTTGGTATCTTCAAAACTATAATTAGGCAAATAAGTCTCCTTTAAAAAAATTAGGCGACCACACAGGCCGCCAATCATAAATATATTTGACCTGTAATATTAGATCTATTTATACAATCATCTCATAAATTTCTCTCCAATTTTTCACATTTGTTACAAAAGGATGTGAAAAATCTTTATTATGATCGTGTTCAATAAGAACCGAATTAAGGCCAAGATTAGCACCAACAACAGCATTTTCAGGCTTATCTTCTACCCATAAGCAATCAGTGTCTGCATATGGTTTTAATGCTTCGTCTTTATCGCCACCGCATTCAAGACAGACAACTTCTTCAAAAACTTTTTTACCAAACAAAGCCTCAAGGTTTTTCTTACGAAGTTTACCAGCATAAACATCAGTTGAAAGAGAAGTGATGCAGTGAAACACAAATCCATGATCTTCATGAAGTTTACGAACATATTTCACCGCATCTCGGAATGGAGTTAACCAGCCAATAGCAGCAGAACAGTTAAAGTATTCGCACATTTTCTTTGCTTCATCACGAGGCATATTAAACGTTTTACCCATATCATATTCAGTATATGTTACCGGATGATAACCACGAGCAGCCATCCATTTGTAGAAGGAGTATTGCCATTCTAACAACACTCCGTCGCAATCAACAAGAATAAGTTTATCACTGATTTTCATATTAAGCCACTTTTTTCAAAAGAGAAGGAGAAACAGACCAAGTAGTGCTAATAACATTAGCTCCGTTGGTTTGTTTTATCTTAATTGTTTTCTGATTAATTTTTTCTATGATGCCTTCGATAATTCCACGATTTTTAGCATCAAAGCGAACCTTATCACCTTTTCTAAAAGAAACAGCAATTTCTTGTTGCATAGTACGCTGACGCATTCTAATTTCAGCAATGATTGCGTCAAGAGTAGCACTATCCGCGTTGCGTATTGTTTTGAGAACGGTTTGGTTCAACTTTTTCATAACGATTTCCTTTTCAGTTTGTATAATTATATATTAACTGATTCGGGAACAAATGTCAATTGTTTTTCTTAGTCATTTCACTAAAAGTCATAAATTTTTCTTTAGCTTTATTTCGCCTTTGCTGGCGAATGCTTTTCTTTCTTTTGTCTTTACGACGGCGTTCTTCATTATGATTGCCCCATTCATCTTCATGAGATTCACGAAATTTCTTAAACGATTTGGCCATCTTCTTTTTCTTCTACCTTTTCTATGAGATCTGGAAATGCAGCTTCAACTTGTTTGAGAGATAAACCTTTTAATGGTTTTTGTTGAATCATTTTGCAAAGTAAATCTGCATCATTATTATCAATGTCTTCAAGTAAACGTATAAACAGCGTTTCTCTTTTCATTTGATTTAATGTGTCATATCCACCGCCTTTAACAAATATTCTAAGGCGTCGAGCTTCTTTAAATAACATTCCTTCAACACCAATATAAGAATTCTTTTTCCAAGGTGGTGGTGTATTTGGAATTAAAAACTCAACATTTTTATCATAAGTATATTTTAAAACAGTTCTAAGAGGAGTAGTATCATGTTTTCTTAACCACTCAATTTTCTCTTGTTTTGTTTTTAATTCACAAGCTTTATTAATTATTTCAGATAAAGATAATTTCATTTTAAAAATCCTGTATATCAGTAAGTAAATTCTTTAACCTTTTTTCAACAAAAAAGTTAAATAAATGAGCGCGCCCAATATCTTTCTCAGTATCATATTCTTCAATAATCTGATCTTTATATTTCTGAGGAACAAGTTCAAGATCAATCATAAGCTTATTTCTGTCATAACGAATTTGAGTTTGCGAGTCCATGGACAGCGGATCTTCAGTAAATGCTAATATACGTTTTTGCGTCATTGGTTTTTGTCTTTCACCAATGGCAAGACAGTTATCATCTGAAAGAATATTTGGAACGCCATCACCAGCGTCTCCTTTTAAAATATGTTCGTGTAAATATTTATCAGGATCGGAATTTTTGATCCATTTTTTACGAACTGGATCAAATTGCTTAACATTTGCATAACGATGCAACTGAATAAAATCTTTGTCACCAGATAATATTAGAAATTGTTCAGATCCTATATTTAGTTCTGTGCCATATTTGTGTATTACAGTACCAATAATATCGTCTGCTTCACAGTGGTCAATATGTATTACTTTATATGGAAATACTTCATCAAGTTCAGTACGAATTTTACTAATGATGTTAAACAGATGATTCCAATCTAATTCGGACTCATCACGAGATTTTTTACGATTACCTTTATAATAAGGATATGCTTCACGACGCCAAGTATTCTTGCCATCTGCGCAAATAACAATCTCTCCAAATTCTTCTTTAAATTTTTTACGGTTTGCACGAATTGAATTTAGAAACATATGACGTAGTAAGTTTTCATCTACATCAATATTCGTATGATTTCCAATTCCTGCAAACAGTGATGCAAGCATCACTTGATTAAAGTCAATCAAAATAGCCATTATATTTCTCTTTTATTTACGTTAGTTGTAAAACCATTTTATTCTACATTTTCCGGAATGTCAACTAATTCTTCGTCTAAATCTTCATCCTCTTCTATTAATTCTTTTGCCATCTCCTGTAGAGGATGTTCAATACCATGTGCATGAAGGTGTAAAGATTTAATAGCCTCAAGCACAAGAATAATTGATGGGTAATATTCTTCAGGATTAGTATCAAATCTACAACCAGATCTTACCATTTCAATAAGCACCATATTCCATAGCTGCTCTGCAACATCTTCAGAAAAGCTTACTCTGTATTCCTTTAACTTTTCAGCAAGCTCTTCTTGTGATTGTGGAGCTATACTAAGATTTGTTTTAGGAAACATTATAATCTTAGACATTTGATAATCGCCTTAGTAAATTATTCCAGGAGTTTGTAAAACTATTTATACTGTTTCTAGGTAAAGTGCACCGTTCATTGTTCATCATTGTATTAAATAAGTTTGGATCTAATTTTTGTGCATCAAGCAAATTCTTTACAATTGCATATACCATGTTTGCGTGATCGTTTGCAACTTCCGTATAATCATACATAACCGTAGCACCTGATGAAGTTTCTGGCAGAGCTGCATAACTTGGATGAATTACAAGAACACCAGATCGAATAGCTTCAATCATTGCGATACATGATGTCTCAGGCCAAATAGACGGAAACAAAAAGATGTGAGCTTTTTCTAAACATTCTAATACTTCTTCATTACTCTTTGCACCATGATACGTTATATGTGGATGATTTTCAAGGTTCTCAAACAATTGCTTATAAGCTTCATCACGATTTTTCCATCCGTATATTTCAAAAGAAGAATACACATCAAGGTGAATATTATCAAATTGTTGTGATAATGCATCAAAAACCGGATAAACAAGTTCTAAGCCACGGTGGGGAGTGGTATGGTAAATAAAACGTATTTCGCCTGTTGCCTTTTTTACACCGCCATATTCTAATTCAATTGCATTATGAATTACAGTGCATTTTGAATAAGGTATACCATAAATAAGAATATATTGATCTCTTTGCCAATATGATACAAATACGAAGTGGTCAAACTTTTCCCATCCGCCGTCTTTTAAAATATTATTTTCAGGATCTAACGCAAGATCGTGACAGTACATAATATTCTTTACATCATCATACGTTTCTCTTGGCCTTGATAAATGAATTGCATAATTTTGTAGTAATTCTTCGTCAACGTTTTCAACAAGGCGTTGACGCATCATTTCAGTGCCACCGTTTGAGTTTTTAGATAATTCTGTATCGAATATTTTTCCTTTATATACACAACTCATAATTTTTTTGTGACCTCAAACGACTCAAGTGAATCCCAACGGAAAGAACGCCATCCGGGCGCTTTAACGTCATAGACGGCTAAAACGTCAGGATTTGGTTTCTTTTTTTGAGCAGCTTCTTCAAGATTCATTTGTTCTGGTAACAAATTTTCGTTAAGAGTAGCGAACATTATACGCTTTTCTCCATTTACTTTTGTAAATACAATTTTCGCAATCGTATTTTTCAGATCAATAATGATCTGTTCTTTATCATGTGTTTCCATAATATAGTCTCCAACTTTACAATTTTATAAGTTTTAAATCTTTCAATATTTTGTAGCTGATGTCCGCAACTTCTGCTTGTGGATCTAATCTTAATAAAGATATAAACTTATCAACAAATATAAGTTCTTTATCGTAATTTGATGCAATAGATAAAGACTCAAAATAAGTTTCTAAGTCATACGGATTTTCGCAAAAAACTCTAGACTTCGACCTTCCTTTTTGTTTGTGCTCGTTCATTATATTCCTTTTCATATATGTCTTCTAATGATTTATGAAAAGCTCCGATCGAACCATTGTTGTGAATTCTATATGTTCTTACATCAAATTTACGAGGCAAGACATACTTTTTTTCAATATGAGTTTTATGAGAATTTACATATTGGTGAACAATGTTTCCGTCGAAATAACGTCTTGAGTCTGTAGAATAATCACACCCGTCTCGAGTAAGTTGTACCAAAACGAAATTATCGGAACCAATTCTATTTATAACTGGAATAAGTTCGTCAATAAAACCGCCATCCGAGATACAATAATCTTTATCATCTTCAATTTCGTTTGCAACTTGTTTTCCAAAAAAGTCTAATCCCTTTTTTGGTTTAATCACCTGTTCTGAAACATATATCATTGCTTCACGGCAAGACATATGACCAAGCAATGCGGAAGGCGTTTCTTTTTCAGCACGGTTTTTATAACGTGTCATAAACCACTGTTCATTAACATCAAAATATTTAATCGTTTCTTTATACAGCTGATATTTAAAAGAAAGATGTTTAAATCCTTTCTTTTTAAAATAATCAGCCGCAAAATCTTTACCTGAACGAGGAGGTCCGTTAAATAGTATAATCATTAAATTGTGTCCGATACAATATTTTGTATTTCTTCAGAAAACGCATCATCCCATTCCTCAGGAGTAATACCTGAAAGAATAAATTGGAAATCTTTACTATTAAGATATGGCATTAGTTCTTCAATGCCACCTAAACCTTTTTCCCATGCTGCATAGTCATCAGGATTTACAGGTATGTCCATTGAGCGAACAATTCCTGTAATTACACTTTTACGTTTAATGATCATACCGATTCTCCATAAACTTAATCTTTATTTAAAATAATCTATTCAAGGAGAAATGTCAATCTTTTTATGTGGCTTCTGTGAATTTTGCATTGAATAATTCCGTTATAATAGTCGTCTCGTAGAAGGACGTCGTGTTCAAATTGATATTTGGCTTCAAGATAACCAAGTTCACCCTTTGAGTAACAAAGGTATAATATTTCTCTATGAAAGTTGTCAGCGCCTTTTTCCTCGACCATTTGTTTAACTTCTTCGGAAGAACCGTAATAGGCTTTCCAATCAGACTCAACAACTTTGATCCTGCGGCGTGTTTTACCTTTAAGAGGTTTAAGTTTTCTTTTTGATTTGAAAAGTTTTTTACCAACGTATTTTTTTCCGTTGGATTGATCTGTGATAAGATACACAAATCCAATATATTCACCAATGTCTTCGCTTGTGAACTCTTTTTCATTATAATACCACATAAAATATCTCCATAGTGAATAGAGATATTTATTTGTTTAATCCCATAAGTTTTCGTAATATTTGCCAAATAGCATAAATGCATTTGACAAGCGTTCTTGTGTTGCTTTTGGATCTTCTTCCATTAAACTATCAAAACGGTCGCGCTTAAAAGTAAACGCCCAAATCATTTCATCAAGTATTTCATCCCACCGTTCTTCTGTTAAGCTTGAAGGATAGCCATGCTTGGTTGCTTTTAATTGTTCAAGCAT